AAAGGAAAGCTCGAAACCGGGACCTTTTTGAGGCCACGGAAGACAAGAAGTAAAATAATCGTGGCGTTTGCCACGCTTTTTAAGAACATAATCGGCATTAGTATCAGGACCATCATCGGTATCGACAACAATAGAATCCTGAAGATTCTGGTCTCGGAACCATTCGTTCCAAATTAAATTATAAGCACGATGATAGAAAGACAGAACTGACGTTCCAACAATGCCGGTAGGAAGGCCGAAATAATCGGACAAAGTACCAACCGCCCATCCAGTAGAAGCGGGGGCAACAATTTGAGGAGTAAGATAGTCTGTAGGATCCTCCGGATCAGTTTGGGCCCCCATAAATTTCTCAAAGTTATCCCAAACAAGACGTAGGGGGACAGCAAAGTAAAACGTATCAAGATGAAGATTATCCATAATCGGCACGTGTAGTGGCGATAAAATACGCACGGCTAGAGTAGCATCGAGGTTGAAAGTATCACCGGGCAACGCCTCGTCGATATAAAACGGATAAAGATAATCGGCGTCGAAAGTCATTTTTCGACTATAAGGCCGATCAAAAGCAGAACGGGGTATCTCAGCTGCAGGTACCTGAGAAAACTTATGCGTCATCTGCGAAGGAAGTTTCATTTTAGACATTTTTAGACCCCTATTTTTATAATCCGTAAGCATTCAACGTTAGTTTTGCTGTCAGTGGGACATATTACATCAAGTAGAGGATTGTCCCACTGGCGGCGTAACCGCCGCTTCAACCGGCTTTTCAGCCGGTTTATTAGGCTCAACAGGAGCTTCAGGAGCTTTAGGAGCCTCTTTAAGGCCAAGCTTCACAGCTTCAGCATCATTCTCAGGATTTGCAAGGAAATCGAGCATACGAGCAGGATCGTTTGCAAAACGATCACGAACATCCGCAGGCAACTGTTGGAAATATTGACGCGTATGCGCAATACGGTTTTGAGTTTCGAGAAAATCAGGAGCATTTGTAAAATCACCATAGAAGGGCTTACGATCGCGAACCGAAGGAAGAAGACCGGTTTCACGATACTTTTTCATTATAAAATTAATATCGGCATCCTTTTTAAAGGCTTGCTTAGTACGAGAGACGGCGCCATCAAAGGAAAGGCCGGGAACTTTAGCAGTTTTGAAGCGATTAGAGAATTTTCTCAGCATTAGGAGCTCCTAGTGTTAACGACGAAAGAAACCCCCGCGCCGCGGAGCGCGGGGGAAAAGCCGGACGGCTTTATTTCTTTACGAAATCAGAAGCATTAGCCAAGAAATGAGGCTGACGCTCAGAAGTAACAAGACCAGAAGAATCATCAAACGTACCAAGACGGTAAAGTTTGAAATCAGTAGGATGAGCATTTAAACGGGATTTGGGATCCATCGTAGTGTCCCCGAACGCCCTAAGAGCTTCTCCATCATGGGAGAAAGCAAATGGGGCGGCGAAGGCACATGCTTTTTCGTCGAACACAGAGTAGAGATTGAACTTTTGCATTTATTACTCCTTTTTAGACGTCCGGTTTTCAACACGTACTTACGAACAACACCTTTAACAGAATTACCGCCGGAGGCGGCAACTGCTTCGACTACGGTCGAATCAGTTTCTTTTAAAAACTCAGGGGTATTTTCATACCCACGAATAAGAAGTTTTTCACGAATCAATTGTAACTCACGCTTTACAGCAAGACGTTCAGGCGTATTGTCAAGGTTTTTTTTAGCTGCAATAGCTCGTTTAGCTTTAACTATAAGGAAGTCGTCATGATTAGTCAAGTCATATTTACGGTCATAATATTTAGGAGGCTTTGACAAGACATTATTACGGATGACGATGGAGTCCGATGGATATACGTCACCTTTAAATCTTTTAAGCCATTCATTAGCAAGACCGGGATTACGAGACTGAGTAGTAAACTCAGGAAGACGACCATTATAATGAGCTTTAGCACCAGGATGAAACACACCATATTTATCAGTCCATCCAGCGTCACCAGTTATTTTTTTGGTGACATAACGGGCAACATAGGCAGCAGATTCGAAGGTGACAGCACCAATTGAGGAGTAGCCAAAAGGCCAGAGTTCCTCAAGGATTTCGGAACGATAAAGAGGGATACCTTGACGAACGCGCCAAAGCGTTTTGTCGGGGAAGTCGAAGTTAAATAGACATGCATGATGATGAGGACGAGAAAGTTTTTCGCCGTATTCCCCGCAGTGAAAATAACGAATTTCGGCAGCGGACGAGCCCGCTACCTTGAAGCGCAAACGCTTCATGAAGTCGGGGAAGAAGTTTTTGGTAAGAGAGTAAGTAGGATCGATTTTTTTTGAGGGTTTGAGATTTGGTTTCCAAGGACACGCTTGACGGAAGGTAAGAGTTATAAAGCAATTTTTTTCGTAGAGAGAGGCCTCGTGAACACAACGAAGAGCCCATATACGAGACCGCTCGAGACGGCATTTCATGCATTGTCCGCAAGCGACCTCAACAGGAAGATCCGGGAAACCCTTGTCAATAGAAAAGACAATAGAGCGCTTCCCGGAATAGTTTTGATATTTAGACCTCCACCCCTTAAGGGGAGAAGTACAAGACATTTTTTAGAGGCGGATACCACCGCGCATCGGATTACCATTGTAATTTTCCTTGCGAGTACCAGAAGCGGTTTCACCGAAGACACGACGATCTTTAGAACGACTACGAATTTTACGGCGCTTAGCGCCATAATTTTTAGTAACGGATTGAGAGAACATATTAGCTCCTTTTTAAGCAACCAACTCATCTTTAGAAAGATAACGAGTACCATGAGCAGCTTTAATATCTTGAATATTCATTGCGGCAGCTGCCCTTGCAGAACTAAGAAATCCACGAACACCGCGAACAAGAGAGCCAGAAGGACCACGGTAAAAACCCGGTATGTTGATAGAGCCGCGCGCAAGATCTGCCTCGGCCGTGGCTTTTGTAGCATTCGCACGATTAAGCTCCTGTTGAGATTGTTGGGTTTTAGAAGTTTCCTTTGTCAACTGGATTTCAGCGGCAGCACGCGCAGAGTTTAAGACACGCTCAGACGTGGATGCATCAGGATTAACCATTGTAGCCATAGAACCGCCAGGAGAAGAAGCACCTCCATTCGCCGATAAAACAGGATTAAGACCTGCAGCACGGAGATCGGCAACTTCACGTTGGTGAGCAGTAGAAGACATCCTTTCTTGAAATTCCATTTGCTCACGCGAAAGAGCAGCATTGGCCTCATTGGTTTTCTCCTGTGATTTAGAAGCAGAAAATGCCGAAAATAAACCGGCACCTAAAGTAGCTGCAGCTAAGAAAGGGAACGCCATTAGAAGCGATCCACATTGCCGGGAACAGAATAAACCGGCATAGGACGAACAGTACGAATCTTGATGAACGAATCAAAGATAAAATCGGGTTCATCAGTAACCGCAATAATGCGGTCCATAGGCACAGATTCTTCAATAAATGTGCCATTAACATCAAGCGAGGGAAGAGACATAAATTCCTGCGCTACATGCCACATATCTAAGGGCGTGGAGTACGTAGAACGCAATTTTCCACATATTTCAGAAGCTTTGTAGCGATATTCAGCATATCGCTCTTGATAACCAAAGACAGCCTGATTTTGGACATTGGGTTCAGCAACGGCATAAATTTCCTGATTAAGAACGGCCTGTTCGCCAATAGTAGCGAAAACGGGCCAATAATAGTCGACACGAGTCCGACGGGAGAACATTCGGGGTATACCCTGCTGATAAGTCAAATCAGCGCGCACCATACAAAGTGCGATAATTACAGAATGTTCAACAAACGATTTTGTGAATCCTTCACGATGAGAAATCGTAGCTCCCCATGCGGCAAGATTACCTTGGGGGGTCGTAGATTCAGAATCGACCTCAGTAGGGGGAGCATTTTGAGTAACCTGATTGATAACAATCGGAGTAGTGCGGCCACCCAAGAATTCAGGGCGCTGAAGACGCGCATCGGGCGAAGTAACGCCGAAGTGAGCCTTAAGAAGTTCAGTATAGCGAGTACCGCCACGAGCATCACGCTCGTAAAGTTTTTGAAGCTGAAAAGCTTGGCGGAGAGAATTAATAGAAGCAGCATTAACCTGTGACAAATCAGCAAAGATTTGTGGGAATCCACCAGTAGCAGCGGATCCTTTAACATAATAAGAACTGTTGCCAGACGTAAAGTCAATAGGAGTATAAAACGGATAAACAACAGGACCAACTCCGTCCGTTTCATAAACATTAGCAGAGGTAGTGGAATAAACTTGATTCGTTTTTCCAATACCAATTACAGGAGCATCACCAGAAAGGGGAAGC